CTTCTTCCTTTCTTCATATACACTATAACCAACTATATGAAGAAAGGAAGAAGAACATGAAGACTAGATCTGATGTATCAGTAGTTATTGGCTCAGCCGAAAACCGTATTATTGAGAATTTTGTGACAGGGGAAATTACAATTCAAGCTGTATCTGAAGAAGATGTTGAAAGGGGATTTCAGCACCTGATCCAGATAGGCATCATTGCAGATCAGTGAAGATCATACCAATAAAAGAAGGTCACTGGTAATTGCAGTTACCAATGACCTTGAAGGTACATCAAACGAAAACCGTCAGATGACACACCAAAGATATTATACCATCTGACGGTTTTCAGCACAATCAAAGAAAGGATGGTTATATCATGGCAGAAATCACTTGCAGGAAAGGGATCTATAAGATCAGGGTTTATCTTGGTAAAGATGTAAATGGAAGGAAGATCACCGAAAGCACCACCTTCACCCCTACCAAGAAGACACCAAAAGCCATTGAAAAAGAAGTTCAAGAATTTGCAATGAACTATGAAAAGAAGGTCAAGGAAGGTAAGCTGTTATCAGGTGAAAAACTTTCATTGGCTGATGTAGTGGAAGAATGGAAGCAGGATCAGACATTTAAGGATCTGACTAAATCGGTTCAAGAATCTTACATTGATATTCTTAACAGAAGAATCTTCCCCCATATCGGACACCTGAAGATTTCCAAGATCACCCCTTTACATATCCAGAAGATCTATAATGATATGGAACAGGATGGAAAAGCACCCAAGACAATCAAGCGCACAAACACAGCATTGAATAGTGTTCTGAAGTATGCTTATAGAATGAACATCATTCAGGAAAACCCCTGTGACAGGATTAGACTTCCAAAGAATAAAGTTGATACGGATCTGCACTACTTCACATTGGATCAGGCTGACAGGTTCTTAGACAGTCTTACAAAGGAATACACCATTGAACATCCTGAAGTGATCAGAAGCAATGGAAGAAAGATCCCTGCATACACAGAGACTATCACAACACACTTCCAGTACGTTCCTTTCTTCTATCTTGCAATCTATGGGGGATTCAGAAGAAGTGAACTCATTGCTCTAACTTGGAATGATATTGATTTTGAGAACAGAACAGTTTCGATCACCAAGGCAATCACCAAGACCAAGGAAGGGCAGTTTGTGAAGGAAACTAAGACAGTAGCAGGGAATCGTGAAATCATGCTTCCTTCACAGTGTTTTGAAGTCCTGAAGGAATGGAAGCTGAAGCAGATGGGAATGTCTATCTCTATGGGGAAATCTTGGAAAGGTGAGACAGGAAAGGACTTTGATAAAAACTATATCTTCATCCAGATTGAAGACGGTTCAAGGATGGATGTAGATACACCCACACACAAGTTTAAAAAGGCTATTCAAAATTATAATGCCACCTGCACCAAGGAAGAAGACAAACTTCCCCTGATTCATCTTCATGATCTGCGTCACACATCAGCGACACTTCTTCTTGCTAACCATGTAGACATTGAAACAGTATCACACAGACTTGGACATAGTAAACCATCTATCACCCTTGATGTATATGGTCACTGGATGGAAGAGACAGACAGAACAGCATCCGATACACTGGAAAACCTTTTCAAGAAAGCATCTTCAATCTGAAGACATTACATAAATTTTAAATGATTCCCCCAAAATTCCCCCAAACAGGAATTTTTGGGGGAATTTCTTATTGATCAGGAAAAGAAAAAACCCTTGAAAATGCTGTATTTTCAAGGGTTTTCGTGTAGTCGATGCGACAGGATTTGAACCTGCGACCTCTGCGTCCCGAACGGTTTAAAATTCCTTTTGTAACTTTTTGTAGCTTCCTGCACCTTTTGAAAAAACCCAGTAAAATCAAGGCTTTTCAGGCTTTTTTCTTTTTGTCTCTTTTCGTACTTTGTTGTAACCTGTTCTAACTTTTCCCCCAAAATTCCCCCAAGATTCCCCACACAAAAAGAACAGCCTGAATGAATCAGACTGTTCCGAGAACATGGAATCTTAATGGTGAAGGTCAAGATTCAAATACATTTTATATTGACCTGATCCATGTTTCAATATAAAGAAAGGAAAATTACTTATGGCAGAAACAAAAATCAATCTGATCCTTCAGCGTCAATCTCAATCACAGTGAATCCAATCCGGTCACGAAAATAATCTGCAACCTTGGTATCTTCTGTTTCATAGGTAGTAGTAAAGACCAGTTCACCAAAAGGTGTTACTACTTTATTCCCACCAATGACTGTTTCATTTGTGATCCTGAACATTTCTTTCACCCCCTTCCCGTTTATCATTTATTTGAATCCTGAACAGAATAGGTGTTTAAAAAACCATCTGTCAGTTCATCAACACGGTTGATCCAGTCACCCTTCTTCATCAATGCTGTCATGTATTCATTTGATTTACCGTCAAAGTAATCTTTTAATGGTGCTTCCAGATCAGAAAGATCTTCCATCATGCTTTCAATAGTTGTGAATGGTAATCCCATAGCATGATGAAGAAGTTTTGAATCCATGTAGTTCCCCTTGTATTCTTCAAGGATCATCTGCTTTTCAGTTTCCCCAAGTTGCCCCGACTGGATAACAGGCATCAGGTTAACTACTCCCACTGTTGGGGGAACTGTTACGACCTTCTGAATGGCTTTCCTGACTTCTTCAAAGTCCTTGGTGACCTTTGCCCTATATGTTTCGTTTAATGGCTTTGTAGCGTCCCTGAAGGTCTCTGAAGCTGTTTTCATAGCACTCTTATACAAATCACTGTCTTCCTTGTAATTAGCCTTGATATAGCTTTCAGCCTGCTTATAAACCTCTGTTGCCTGTCTGATAGCTTCAGCATAGTCCAATACTGCCTTGTGCGTGTTCTTAATCATTTCTATCCTTTCTCATTCTTCAATAAATCTATCAACTTTCCCTGTGTTCCCATCTACCAAGGGAATCAGCTTCCCTGTCCTGATCCGATCAGGTGCAATGTTCAGCTTCCTGCAATACTGCTGTTTCAGATCTTCCAGTAGATTCAAAGTGTTCCTTCCTGCTTCAGTCTGCTGATACTGGTATCTTTCTTTTTGTTCCTGCGTGATCATCTGTGTTCCCTTCCTGCTTCAATCTTCCAGATCTTCTTCACCACCATACACAGGAAGCACAAGATTAACAGTGTTGGTGTAAGCACCTGTCATCCTTCCAAGGACTTCACAAGCCTTGATAACATCCTTCAGTGAAGGTTTCTTCTTCAGGATCTTGGACTTAGAAACACCATCACCGATCAATTCAGTTACAATCACTTCTTCTGTTGTCAGTCCCCTGATAATGTTTGAAAGAACTTCCTGCATTTCCTGAATGTCTGCAATTTTCTTGTTCTTGATTTCATCAGAAATCTGATGAATGTACTCCTGCACCTTATCAGAGTTTAGTAATCTTGAAGCATTTACATCAATACTTCTTTCAGTCCCTGAATAACCTGCATTGATATATGCCTGTCTGCTGTTCCCTGTCTTCATGTATTCTTCTGCAAATCGTTTCTGTTTCTCTGTCATTGTTTACCCTTCCATCTTCAAAAGGATCTGACCAAGGATCTTTGCTTCTTCCTGCGTCAGTGTGATCCCCTTGTACATCCTTCCTGTTTCCTTGTTCCAGTTCCGTATATCAATCTTTGCAGGTGCATCATTGTAACTGATCAGGTTCACTTCTGTTGTGTATTTCCCATCATCTGACCTGCTGACAGTTCCAAGGTGTTTTTCAATCTTATACTTAAATTCTTTGCTCATTACTTTGCACCATTTATCCTTACGAAAACCATATCTTCACGCTTCATCGTGTCCCCATAGAAATCACCAAGCAGAAGTTCTCCATTTTCCAAGAAAAACACATCTATCTTCAACTTTCTATATTTGTCCTGAAAGACAAACACTGTTGCATTAAGTTGTTCACATTCAGTCACTTCAACAAATTCACAATCATAAAGTTTCGCTTTGTTCCTTCTGTTTAATGGATACACCCCCATTGCAGGTTCTAATTCCTCATATTTCAATTTCAATCTCCTTTCCAATTACAAAAATTACAAAATTACAGATTTTCCTATTCTCTTATATTTTTTATATTTATATAGTTCTGTGTGTTATCCTTCACACTTTTATAAAACTAATAAGAAGTTGCAGGTTTCTGTAATTTCTGTAATTGTTCCCCAAAACCCTTGAATTTAAAGGGTTTCGGCAATTACAGAAACATTACAGAAAACACAGATTCAATCATCCGTAATCTTCACATACATCCTTACAGATCTGCTGTTGATAGTTTTTGTCTTACTTTCCACATTGAACATGGCTTTTACAGTCCTGCCAAACTGATTTGAAGATTCAGGAAGATAACCGTTATCATGGCAATATGAAGAATAGGCAAGGTGTATTTCTTTTGTTGTGTGCCTGAAGATATAATCCTGATCCTGTTCCTTGAAGAATCCCACAACAGGATTATTGTATTCTTCATATTCTTCCAGTTCCTTTTCCACCTTGGATGACTTGGTAAATCGTTTATTCTTCAGCACCCTTTGAAGACCTTCAACACCTATCCTGATCAGGTATTCAGTGGAAGCAGGTGAACACAGCTTCCTTTTTATGTCTGGATCAAAGTCTGGATCTGTGTCAGAAAAAACCGCTTTAAAAGGGATAATCACAAGCCTGTTAATAACTGCCCCTGTTTTATCCTTCATCCTTGGAATACTATTGGCACTAAACACCAACTTCACATAAGGATTAAATTCAAAAGCATCCTGCCCTTTATATTCAGCCTGAATCCTGTCACCTGATACGATCTTCTTAAACAGTGAAGGATCAGGGATAAATTCATCTGATATATCATCACCAATGTTAGCAAGTTTTTTAAACAGTGTTGCTTTGCTGAACCTGTCCCCCAGATTCTTCAGATCCATAGCGGAAACATTATCATCACCAAGGATATTGTTCAGCATAGCAATAAAAGTTGATTTCCCATTGCTTCCAGATCCTGTCAGGATAAAGGCTTTTCTGATACTGTTCACCCTATAAAACGTGTAACCAATACATTCTTCTAACAGGGATCTGATAGCAGGATCACCACAAGACATTTTATTTAGTGTGTGATCTGCCAATTCATCATAAGCAGAAAGGTTATAATCCCAAGGAATTTTATTAGTGATCACAAGATCTGGACTGAATGGAAGCAACTTCCCTGTGTTTATGTCCAAGATTCCATTGTTAAATGCAATCAGGTTCACCCCTGAATAATTCCGTTTTGGTGCAGTGTCCGATATATAATCAAGAACTTCTGTCTTCTGATTCTTCTTTATAGTCGGCAGAACTGACCGCATCACTTCATGAATCACCTTCAGATCATGGTTGTATGTTCCTTCAAGATAAATGTGAATCTTCCCATCAATCTTCACAATATGGTTCTGACTGATCAGGTAATTCCCAAAGACATTGTGAAGGAAAGTCTTTCCCCTGAAGAACACTGGATTATCAAACGCTTCTTCCCTTGTTATGGTATCGAATTCATTTTGATCCAATGGATCAGAGAACACATATTGATTAGTGTTATCCAAGATCCTGATAATCGTTTCCTTAGAAAGTCCAAGCTGTCCCTGAAGAACCAAGATGTATTTGAACAGTTCTTCATTTCTTCCTGATCCTTCCTTCAGATCCAACAGATTGAGTGAAGTATTCACAGGAAACAATTCTTCAGGGACTGGATCAATCTGATCAGGTTCAAACAAAGGTGGAAATCTATCTGTGTCATGAACCCTTAAAGGGATGTAAGTATCACCTGAATGAACATCTGCAATCAGTCCAACAGCTAATTTTTTGTCTTTTCCGTCTTTGCTGTCCCATTTATCAGGGATCTTCCAGAAACTGTGTATGTGACCATTTGAAGGGTTTTCCAAGATCAGGCAATTCCAATGATTCTGTTCAGACATATCCCAGAAGATCTGTGATAGTTCATCCGTATCAAAACTAATGTCTATGATCCCTGACTGCAGGACACCACCAAAACAGGGATTCTTTTCAGCTTCTTTGTATATCAGAAAGTCCTTCCCCTTCAACTTGGTTCCTTTTGGAACAGATGGGGATTTCCCATCACCTGCAGGATTCCCTTTGATATAGGTTCTGAACACCTGACTATTTCCATTCCATAAATCAAGCATCAATCATTTACCACCTTCACAATACGCAAGCAGGGAAGACATATTGACCATGTACTTCACACCACACCTGATATATTTGATCTTATCGGACTTAATCAACTGTCTGATAGCATACTGTGAAAGACCTGTTTCTTCACTTGCCTGTTTGATTGTCTTCATCATCCCGATCACCCCCTTCAATTATCTGTATTGCACTCATGATCTTTTCCCTGTTTTTCACTGTTGGATTATTTAGCCATCTTGAAACAGTCGATTGATCACACCCAAGAACTTCAGCAATTTCTTTTTGCTCAATCCGTTTCATGTATAACAGCATTTGCAAGTCGCTTTTCAGTTTCATGATTCCCCCCTTTCTTTCTTGCAATTCATATGATTTGTTGCTATACTTGTATTATAAAGTATCAGTAATGATACTTCAATTGAGACGATTTTTACTAATTTAGTATCAGAAAGAAAGGTGAATAGATGACAAGAAAGAGAACAGCAGACCCTGAAATTGTTTCAAACCGTCTGAAACAGCTTAGAAAGGGGAAAGGTATTAAAACACAATCTGAACTACATGAAAAAACAGGTATTTCTTTAGTCAGTATTAAACGATATGAATCAGGTGCAACTATCCCTGAAGATCCCAACCTTGAAATACTTGCTAAATTTTATCGTGTTGATCCTAACTGGATATTAGGCAAAACCGATTATAAAAGCATTTGGGAAGAATATAATTCTTTACACGAAGAAGATCTGAAAAGAATCAGGACTGAATTATCTTTTTTAGGATCAGCTGAAGCACTTGGTTTCTTTCATCCGGATCTTGATGAATCGGATTATGAAGAATATATACACTATAACCAACTATATGAAGAAAGGAAGAAGAACATGAAGACTAGATCTGATGTATCAGTAGTTATTGGCTCAGCCGAAAACCGTATTATTGAGAATTTTGTGACAGGGGAAATTACAA